ATGACTTTCCCAGAATTAAAGCCTTGTCCTTGTCGGCTTCTTCTTGAATCTTCTGGGCCTGCTCTTTAATGAACAACCAGATTTGAATGCCGATATCACCCATATTCAATAATTTCGAAGCATTCTCAGGTGTATAAGGTTTTTCGGACTCCACTGTTTTACCGGCTACGATTTCGGCAAATACCACGCCCTTCCAGTCTTCAATTAAATGAGCAGCACAGGCATCCATCAACAGCTCATGGTAGAGCTTAGCGTTTTCATCTTTGACCATTACATCATAACCCTTAGAGGAGATCTGGTTACCTGCTCGCTCTATTGCTACCTGAAAGGGTTTATACGCGACACCCCGGACTTTGAACTCTGCCAATACCTGTCCATCAGTTCCTTTATATTCACACCACTTAGAAACATCCGAGCTTTTAATAATTCCGACTTTTAAAGCCATAGCAACCTCTAATTTTTAGAAATAAAAAAGCCCATGGGATTCCATAGGCTTTGTTATTGATTAAGTTGATTACACAAGAGCACGTACAATCGTTGGACTAGTACGCACTTGGGCAAAATTGATATCTATTGTAATGATGTCATCGCCACCACCATCCGGGTGATTTGCTTCCTTAACTTCAAGTTGCGGGAAGTTAAACGAGTACTTACTGCCTTTGCTGTCTGTAATATCAAAGGTCAATGTAAATACATCACGGGTTTTAATGGCATCTATCCAAGCAGCAGATGTTGCTGAAAACATGAAATTGGCATTTACACCAATATCCATCATTTTTTCTAAGTAGAACTCAGGCGTGTACTTGCCCGAACCGATACAACGGATCGCTTCCAGATTATTACTAAAGTTGATGGTGAGTGTCTGCAGACAAGCTTTACCTTGAATTGACTGACCATTAATAAGTAGCTTTTCAACGTTCGGCATACTCACCAGAGGGCGAGTCGATGCTGGAATAGGATTGGTAACAGGATTAACCTGCTGTCGCGTAAATGAGTTACCTACAAGACCAAAGTTACCGGTGATTTTGCCTGTGGTCTGGATCGTCATTTCACCTGTATTCACTTGAATACCGCGATAAATAAAGACTTGACCAATATCTTCAAAGACTTTTACTAAGGTAAGTGACTTACGGACTCCACCACCAAAACTTAAAGCATTACCAGCCCAGTTGTTGAATGCTAGAACATTTAAGAATAAGTCAAAGGTACCTAGAGATAATTCAAACTCTAGTTGACCAGTTACTTCGGCTTCCGTTACTACAGCACCTTGGCGAAAACGTGAATCAACTACTTCACTGCTATCTTCAGTAGTAACGTTTTCAGTCAAACTATCAGTAACACGGCGAACAGTGTACCAGACTGGATTTGCCGGAGTAGTTCCTAAAACTGCTTCCTCACAAGCATATAATCGAATTTTTGCGCCTGAACTCATTTATGGTTCTCCAAAATTTAGGCATAAAAAACCCGCTTCATCAGCGGGCAGTTATAAAAAATGGGCATAAAAAACCCGCTAAATTTGCGGGTTTTTAATATGTTGCATCTGTGTCGGAGATCTCTGGCGGTTCCACACCATTCAAGGCTGCAGCTACTGCCTGAGATAATTTAGTCGGCTGGAACTCCAATGGTGTTTCACTCAACGGTTCTTCAGGCTCTGGTTCGGGTTCTTCATGCAATCGAATATCAATCCAGCGAGTTTCTGGAATATCTACAGGATTATCGAAATCAGGAATAATTGAGGCTGTTTCGATATCAAATTTTTTCTTGTAGGTTTTTACTGCAATATCCCCATCTTCATGCTGCTCATATGACACAGCAACAAGAACATTACCGTTAGCATCTTTAGGCATTTCAATGTACCAGCCCTCTTTAGCAAATCCGAGAGAACCTTTTATCAGGTAGTCACCTGTACCTAACTTTTCAAAGTTAATCGGCTGTTTTGAGGCATCTTCATTGAGTTCAAGTGAATCAGCAAATAGTCTTGCAATCGGTGAAGCTGCCTTGTAAACCCCGTTCGAATCAACAGTGAACCCCTTGGAGCGAAGTTCGCCAGAAGTCTCAACAGTAACCAATTTGCCGCTGGTCGCGCTGTTATTGGTCGTATAAACGATATTGTTCTTGCTCGTATAAACGATTTGCTCTGCTTTACTTAAAGTGTCAGTGGATGGCACATAATTCCATGCAATTACAGCCATACAATTGGCGCGTGTTGAGGTGTAATATGGTAAAAATAACTCCGTACCTGTAAATTCTCCACGAGTAACCACGATAGAAGGTGCATAAGCAGCTATATAGGGATTTGTATAAATACTAGTGGGTGCATTCTTAAAACGAGTCTTTTGTCCCCCTGCTTTATAACCAGCATCAATATCATTTCCGGCTTCTGAAGTTGGAGATCCACCATAACCTAAGTTAGATAAACCATAAGAACCATAAGCTGCTACATTACCGCTTTCTACTCCAACACCTCTTGTTGCCGCTGCACCTAAGCCCGTAACTTGAGTCCAGTCTGGAGTGAGGTTTGGAATGCCCGAAGCAAAAGGCAGCATAAATTGCCGCTTACCTTGAGATGAGTTATAAACAAAAGGTCGGTGGTCCCAACTAAATCTAAATAAAAGATTTGCCATTATGCAGTCACCCCGTCAATTACCTGAAAAGTCAAAGTTTCTGTATGCTGAGTAGTACCGCTCACCACAGCTTTGATATCCATCTGACACAGACCCAAAGGCCACGCTGCAGTACTTGCACCTGATTTCACATTCAGCCACCCCTTTTGAGTACTCTGATTTAATACTGCACAAGTCAAGGTTGCTACGGCGGTTCCATCCAAAGTTTTAACTTGAGAAGTAAAGGTATATCCCGTTAAATCAATCGCTCGACGCACATCATTGGCTGGATATTGCAGCGCGTCATCCATATCAACGAGCTGCAAATTTAAGTTGAATGTGTCACCACGCTTAAAAACAAAATTGCTCATAAGTGATTCCTATAGACATAAAAAAACCACCGATGAGGTGGTAGTGAATAAGGCATAAAAAAAACCGCTTCTTAGCGGTCATTTAATTAAAGTAATTTAAGGTTTGTAATCTAAATCAACACTTACTCCAGTAACTACATTATGTTTAGTTCCACCAAGACTATTCACATTGGCCAAACGTATATTCACATCGGAAACACATAGCTTGTTTTCGCTTTGCCACTTCTTAAGTTCAACAGACATAACATCTTCAAGATGTCTTTCCAGTTCTTGCCGTTTAATTTCGATTTCTTCTAAAGTCAGCATACATGACATATCAATTCACCTTAAACCCAATGCTCACATTATACTGAATGAAGTCAGCATCTTGCCCGACAAAAATTGATTGTCCTTCTAAACATTCTAGATGATCGATTGAGTAATATTCAAAATGGGCAAGCCAAGCATCACACAGTTTTGTGATTTCCATTATTCCTGAATTGGGACGTGAAAAGCATTGAATCATGATATTACCGGTACGGCGTGTACAAGGACTATCAGCAATGCCTGAAATAAAGCTCGGCCCACCTGCAATCGTTAAACGGCACCATAAACCTTCTTTAGGCACCGTAAAGCCTGGTGCATTTGGATACTGAATCCGTTCCTGAGCAATACCCGTAAAGCTTTGCATGCGATCAATAATAGCTTGCCTTGTCTGCTCTAAAGTCATTGCCATTTTAGCCACCGTACTTTTGAGAAATAAAGTTAAACGTGAGGCCATAAATACCTTGTGGCGCTTGATCAGACCAGCCGTTTTCTAAGCGTTCAGCATATGGCTTATTGTTTTGTATGTAGACCAAATTACCCAGCTTAAACTTAACGGCTTGAAAAGCTGCATCCTGCACCGCATTAGTTTCAGGTCCACGTACACCATAGTCACCAGATCCAATTGAGACGATATGAGAAGCACGATAAGCGCCAGTATCAACAGGACTTGAAACAACTAAAGATTGAACAGCATCCATTGTAATTTTCTTTACCTTTTCCTCTGCCGTTTTAGCCACATCAAAACTAAAATCAGTTGGCTTTTTCCCCTTCCATCCCATAAATTTCCCCATAAAAAAACCGCCAAAATGGCGGTTATATCTCAATCAGGTTTCACTTCAGCCAATAGCTTCCCTAGCTTTTCAGCAAGATCATTCATATCTGGAACGTTACCACTCTTCAGATCACTCATAAATTCATTGATAGCATTTAGTAAAGCAAATTGAAGAAAACGTGTAGTATTAACTACAAAATAATCGGGTGAGTTAAATTCTGTATTCACGTCATTTAGATGATTTAAATTATCCACAAACCATAGTTGCCGAGAAACTTTCTTATTAACTATATCTCGTGAAATAGAAGAATGATTATGAAGCATACCATTTCGTGATGCCCAAATTTCTTCTGCAGTTATTTCTGGATAATGTTTAATAAAATACTTATTCAACCAATTTTTAAAATAAATATTTACTTGGGTTTCTGAAACACTAATTAACCATGCTAATTGATCAATGAGAATATATGTACAATATTTAGCTTGAGAGAAACATCTATTTTTATATAAAAGCTTTATTCCATTTAAAGATTCTTGGATATGACTTTCTAGATTATCTAAATTAGGTTGTTTTGACATATTTACTCTACGTTATTAGAAATTTACAAATATAAAATACCAAATAACTATAAAAAATGAATCAAACTTTTCTCAACTGGCATTTCCAAATAGTTGAGGCAGGGTCTTGCTGTATATGAATAACTCGAAATGAGCCTAAGGCTGTTAGCCATTCATCTTCAATTTTAGGTGTCATGGACACTTCATTTTGAAGCACGGTAGCCTTCTTATCTGTGGCCAGTACTCCAAGCGTCTGAATCTCATATTGACTGTATGAGCCAAACAGAACGCCACGACCAGAATAGTTTTCTTTAACTTCGACATACGTTTCAGTTTTAGGATCCCAATCTTTTCTTGAGATCCGCTCACAAGTAAATGAATGAACGGCGTCCGCTAAATCTTCATTAAATGCTTCATCAATATCTGCCTGAATTTCATCACGTAAGCCCATTAGATTTTCCTGACAAAAAAGACGGATTTCCGTTTGCAATACGGTTTTATCAAATCAAGAATGAATTGCTCGATTGCACTAAGCTTTACAGATCCGTCCTGATATTCCTTTTCGGTCTCAACCGTATCAGCTTTGACTTTCTTACGTTTTAGTGCCTGTTCTTGCCCTTGATATAGATCACCTTTAATAATGCCCTTGATGATTTGATAGGAGGCCATTTTTAAAGGTTCAGGTACTTGGGTAGCATCTTCATAAGGCTTAACGTTACGTGCTAATAGATAAGCTTCTGACATCTGAAGGTATTGAGCCTTATCACTAGCAGATAAAGCATCAAAGCCTTCAACATGTTCTATCGCTTCTTGTTCAGTGATAAAGCTCATGAATTATTCCTTTGGAATTAATGCTAAAAGTTCATCTTTTTTAGCACCTGCTTCAAATGCAATGCCTTTTTCAGTTAGTACAGCTCGAAGCTCATCTACTTTTAGACCAGCATAGTTAATTGGTTGTGGTTGAGTATCACTTGGTTTTTGGTCATTTTCAGGTGTTTGACCACCTTCACCTGATTCAAGTTCAGCAATACGTGCTTTCATTGCTTCCGTATCATTTTGAAAGGCAATAAATTCGCCCTTTACTGTTGCCAGTTGTTCTTCGAGTTCAGCAATTTTTGTTTCTGTCATTTGTTGTTTTTCCCGTGCACGGTTAAATGATGAAAGTCCCATATGTGGATCTCCAAAAAGATAAGGCGGTGTTACCCGCCTTTTTGTTATTTGATCTTGTGCTTGAATGCCACAATACGGATCTGTTTAGGATCGTAGACACGTTCCCAGTTACCGGCTGTAGCAAGACCGGCATTATTAGGTGCAATACCTGTATCACCTGCCCATTTAATGCCACGAGGATGTAGTACAAAGTGACGGCGGTTAATAAGAATGTCAGTACCCGCTAAACTGTCACGGTCTGTCTCTACACCAACCGGTGCCCCAATATCTTGGAAACCAATCGCGCCATAACCAAACAAGTAAGAAGTAAATACGTCGCCTTCAACAGGCATGCCGTCATCTACAATCACACGGCGATCCATAAAAGTTTTGTAAAGCACTACACCATCAGCATCACGCACAGTTTCAATTAAACCTTGCTTGGCTAGTGCTGCCATTGTGAAAGAGTGCATTGAAATCGCTGTTAATTTATCAACAGCATCACCCAGTTTATAAGATGCATCGATAAATGAATGACCATCAATTACGGCTGCTGCTCCAGTACCAGCCGAAATGTCATGGGTATTACCTGCCATGCTTGCAGACCCAAATACACCTTTAAGTGTATTTACGGTAAACCCCTGAAATTCACGAGCCCAGTAATCTGCTACAAGATCAGCAATCGCACCCAATGGGTCATCACCAGATAAAGCTTTAGATAAATCATTTGCACCCCATGCCTTACCACGGGCATGCAAAATCGCAATATCTTTACCAGCAGTGATGTTATTAACCCCAAGAGCTTTACCATCTGAAAGTACTTCAGACTCACCGCTTAAATCATTCCAGAAAGGAATATTTACTGTAGTACCGCCTTCTGTACCAAAAGCAACTTTTTCATCTAGCTCCCCAACAATGCCTGACTGCCATAATGCAGACTTTTCGGCAGTTTTATTTAATACGTACGGAGTGAATAACTCGGGTACGATTACATCAGCAATTTTTGTGTCGCCCATTAGGCTTTACTCCTTAAAGTTTAATACCGTGTTTTGCCGCTAGCTCTTTAGCTAGTTGCGGGTTTTCATTTCGTAATTGCGCCAATTTGGTCATATTTACCGAGCCATCTGCTTTGAGAATGTCTGGCTGACCTTTTGAATTGTTGCTCCCTGATGCGCCCATACCATTAGGCTTAGGCCAGTAATACGGTTTTTGCTCACGTAGAGATTCAACCCATTCTTTTGGGGTCATCGGTGTTTGGCCGTCTTTACCAATGACTACTTCCCCGTTTTCATCAACTGCCACAGCTTTGCCGTTTTCATCTAATGCAAACTTTGTCTGAGCTAAAAAGGCGATATCAGGGGTCGCTTCTGGCAGTGCTTCAAGTTCAATAGCAGCCTGAACAATTTGGCTTTGCACTACTGATTTCTTGAATTTCTCGGCATAAGCTTCAGCTTTATCTGCCCGTTCTTTCTCTGCCTTAAGAACCTTGTCATGCTCTTCACGCATCTTCTCAGTGCGTTTCTGAATAACTTCTTCAATCTTGCCTTCTGCAATAAGTTTGGATTCTTCATCCTGATTTGATTTATCAAGCAGGACCTTGATTGCATCCAGATCTAAACCCTCAACCTTTGATTTCAATGAACCTAGTTCATCTTTCAACTCTTTTTTATCTTTGATAAGTTCAGCGTTCTTATCTTTAAGACCTTTAACAGCTTCATCAACGGCGTCTTGAATAGCTGCTTTAATTTCAGGATTTTCCAAATCAACTTTGATTTCGTCTGGCATTTAAAAATCTCCTAGAGATACCGCTTAGCGGGTTTAATTGTTGAACCCTCTGCTTAGCTTCAGGCATTAAAAAAGCGCCCATTAGGACGCTTCATTTCTATAAATGATTATTTACTTAAAGCTTGGCGTACAAATGCATCTTTTGCTTCAAGTAGCTTTCTTAATCCTGTGGATTTTTCAGGCCCGTCAGGAAGTTGCTCATCCATTTGCCGAGCTAAATCACCAATTGGCTTACTAACTTGCTGCAAATGTTCAGGTAAATGTTCATATTGGAAATATTGGATAATAGGGCTTGGCATTTTCTTCTCGCAAAAAAAGCACCCGAAGGTGCTATGGTTAAAAATTAAGTTCTATTTGATGAGTGCAATTGCTTTTAATCTTTCAAAAGTAAAACCATAAATTGCCATGGCTTGAAACCTTAATTTGAAGAAATGGCACCAGAATTCATTTTGTGCTCAGAATATATTGAGCATCTGACATATTGATTTGCTTTTCAGGCATTTGTAATACCTTTCGCTACATTTCCTTTGTTTGATTTGGCCTTGGTGCATCACTCACTAAGCGAACACCATGAGCACCATATGCTTCAAAAGTTACAGTAATTGTTGCGGGTCCATTTAAGGCATCAGAATTCATCTGTACTGCTCTCTGTCCAGCTAGAGGTTGTCCAGTTTCTTCATCACAAATAACCAGATAACCTTTCAAAGTAGGGTGACGCTTTAGCACTAAATGTCTTGACTCACTCATAAGCCCAACTCCTTAAAGGTTTGCTCATCCAACTTTCGAAGTTGGTCCAATATGTATAACCGCCCCTCTGGATCGAAGAACTTATCAAAATCAAATTTTCCTTCCTTATAGAGCTTGTAACGTTTCGGCCCCAACCATT